AGATTATACGTCTCTTGACCAAAACAAAGACACAGATATAGGTTACTAAAATGTCTTCATATTTCCAAAGAGTTCCAGATTTCAATTATGTTAGCAGACTTCCTGATTCTAAAATAGGAGATTATGTTCGTGTAAAGAATTTATTTAAGAAAGGAAAACTGAGAGAAGATATCTTTCAGAATGTTGCCTTCTTTGAGAAGTATAAAATCGTTGGAGATGATCGTCCCGATAATGTTGCATTTGAAGTTTATGATGACTCCTCATTAGATTGGGTTATTCTTCTATCAAATAACATTCTTAATATTCAATCAGAATGGCCATTACCTCAAACAGATTTTGATAGGTTTGTATTAGATAAGTATGGTGATTATAATACTCTTTACAATGGTATTCATCACTATGAAACTATAGAAGTTAAAAACACTCAAGGAGTTACAATTGTTCCTGCAGGACTTCAGGTGGACTCCTCTTATTCTGTAAGTTATTATGATTTCTTTACAGACCTACAAGTTACTACAGGAAATCTTGCAACTCCAATTACAAATTATGAATATGAAGAAAAAGTAGACAATGATAAGAGAAATATTTTCATACTTAAATCCAGATACTTAAACATTGTTTTTGATGATATGGAAGAAATTATGCAATACAAAAAAGGATCCACTCAGTTTGTGAGCGAATCCTTGAAGACAGGAGATAATATCAAACTCTATAGTTGATTACTCTGCCAGTTTTTGGAAATATGAGAGTGCATCATCTTCATCTTCATCAGCAGCAGTGACTGTAGGAAGTGTAGGAGATTTGGAACGAGCATAAGACTGTTCAAGTTCTTCTAGAACTTTAGTCTCACGATTGACTGGTTGATTGTAAGATTCGTACTTATCTTCTTGCTCAACCACAGCACGAGATTGTGTAGGAGAAGAAGTATGACTCAAACCAAGAACCATATTCATCCGACGCTCAAGATCCTCATAGGACTTAAACTGATCCGGTGCAGTGATTGCAGTTAGAGAATACTCTTTCTTCCAGATTGCTTCCATAGCATCATCGTCATCCAACAAGGGACTTACACGATCAAACTCTGACTTATCATAGTTCCAATAACCATCTTTCTTTACAATCTTAATCTTAAAGTTAGCACCTTGCCAAAAATCAAATGGATTGATTGGTGTTTCATCTTCAAATTCTGGTTGCATAGCATTCAGGATTTTATCAAAGATTTTCTTACCATACTTGAACAAGAAGACTTTACCTTCGTTGGAAGGATTTGTAGGATCTTTTACTACATAGATGTTGCTGAAGTAAGAGAGTTTGCGTTTTTGTTTACGAACAGTGTCCTTATCTTTCTCATTACCACTATTCCAGAGTTCACGATTATGTTCTGAAACAGGATCTTTCTGACCTACAGTAGTCAGACTATTCTCAATATACCATCCACCATTTCCTTGAAATGCATGAGTGTATAGTTTTACCCAGGGAACTTCTTCACCATCAAGGGCAGGAAGAAAACGGATTACTGCAGAACCCACACCTGTTTTATCCATCTCTGGTTTCCAGAGACGTTCATCGGCACCACTGGAAGTAGTGCTCATTTTCTCTACTTGCTTCACTAGTTTTTCAGTGAGTGAACCAAGAGAAGATTGCTTTTTTAGATTTGCGAAATTAGACATTTATACCTCGTATTTGTAGGATTTGGCTTTTGTGTACTTCTTTATTCTACAGGTCGGAACCTATTTTGTCAATTTGTTGTTTCATCACCTCAAGCATTTTTGTCATATTATTAAAGATAACATTGATATCAACATGAGCAGGAAGACCCATCAGTTGAGTAGAGTCAGAAATTTTTTGTTTCATCTCTTTTGCTTCTGGATCATCAGACAAACTCAAACGTGTGTAAAGAATTTGTTGTTTATTCAAAAGTCTTTCCATAAGAATGACATGCTCAATTTTATCTTTCTTTGTCATAGAAGGAAATAGGAATACACTTCCATAAATTTCTTCTTGCATCTCTGAGATTTCAACCATTTCTGCACGGACAAATTCAGAATTAAAAAAACTCATTGCTCTCCTAGAATAATTTCTTTCAAAATTTTACGAAAATGAAATACATCAATATTTATGAATGGACTATATTTTTTAATTCTGCGACTGACGGTTTCCCAAACAGGGTCCTTTAATTTTTTATCAAACTTGTTCCCGAACAGGAATATTCTATCATATATCACTAGTGTTTCTAGACTAATATTCCCGCTCAGGAACTTCCTTAAAACGACTGGATGTCCCTTTTTGCAGGTAAATACATCCTCAAATTTGTGCTCTCCAAAGAGATATTCAGATTCTTCCTTAAAAAGATATGATAGTGATTGAATTTTTTTTTGCCAACTCTTATACCTTCCTTCTCCTTCTTTGATTATATCACCAATCCAAAGAGTTTCTGGGTCAGAGCAGGATGCAAAGTTTGCTACAAAGAAATCTATAACTTCTTGATCTGTTTTCTGTCTTGATACTTTTTCAAACCACATCCTATCCTTTCGTTTGTAGAAAGATTGTATCGTTGCTCTTGATTTACCACAATACTTATGATAGTCATAAGTGTCTTTAGTAAAGTGATTCTTCAGAGCAAGATATTGGCAATAGGATTCAAAGGGCATCATTCAAAAGAGTAATATAAGTAATTTTTTGGGGGGAAATTTTTCTCCCCAAAATGAAATTAAAAGACTAATTTAGCACGGGAAGTTTTCTTAAGAAAATTAAGTTCCGTTGCTTCGCACTTAATCTTTTCTTTTAATGGTTTTGAAATAAGTTTAGAAACTGATTCTAAATCAATACTATTTTTTTCACAAAAATGAACGATAGCATCAATATAATTCATTTCAACATTAATTTGCACAAGAGTTTCAATCTCCTGAGCAAACTTAGTTGGACAAAGGAATTTGCTTTCAAGTACCTTTTCTAGTTCATTCTCCATTCGTTGCCCCAGTATTGTGATGTACAAATTCTTTGATGTAACGAACTAATAACCTAATATAATCCCCTTTGTTTCTTTTGTCAAATACCTTCACTTCTCCACCAGGTGTGACCATAATGGTAATTAATTTAACAGGAACAATCTCAGTTAATTCATAGTATGCAGCAGCATAGAATGTTTCCTGAACGAAGTAGTTTTCAAGCCACTCTTCTGGCTTAATCTTTTCGGAAGTCTTAAAGTCTATAACGGCAAGTTCTCCTTCATACTCTCCAATACAATCAACTCGTCCAGCAAGTCCAAGATACTCGGAGTAGAGTGTGCGTTCAATCGCATGAATATTATTTATCTTATCCAGATAAGGTTTCGCATGATAGAACATAAACTTTGATATGGGTTGGTAGGTTTCCCACACAAGTTCTTTATTCTCCAAATAGTCCTGACAGACTTGGTGGAAATCAGTTCCTCTTGCTGTTGCTCTTTTTGTAATTCGGTTTGCCTCTTCAAGACCTACGCGCTTCCTCCACTTAACAAAAATCTCACGATTATAAAAAGAGGTAACAGAGGTAATAGAAGGAACCCACTTACCACTTGGCAAGTTGTACAAACGAATACTCTCTGTAGTCTTACAATTTAACTCAAGGTCACCCAAGTAATTATGATGAATAAATGTCATACACCGATTTCCATTTTTGCAATAATATATTCTTTAACAAATCCAGACCTTACAATATCATCTACACCAAATTCAACAATATCAATTGATGGCATTACTCTTAGTATTCTCATAAAATCAATGATACCATTCTTTTCATTTGTCTTTACCAAGTCAGATTGTGTGGCATCACCACAGAACATAATTTTAGAATCTTCACCAACACGAGTAATGATAGAATCAAGTTCGTGAAAGTTTAGATTCTGAAACTCATCTACAATAATGATTGATTTATCTAAAGTAGTTCCCCTAATAAAAGAAGTACTCCAAAAACTAATTGTTCCTTGAGTTTTAAGGTTACCATAAAGCATTTCAAAAGACGCTTCATCAGGCAACTCAAACATATACTTTACCATATTCTTGTAAGGAATTTGGTAAAGAGAGGATTTGTCTTCGTGATCACCAGGAAGAAAACCAATTTCTCTAGTAGCAACAAGTGAACGAACTATATAAATTTTTTCATATGGTGTTCTCTCATCTAAAACATCTCTAAGAGCATTATAAAGAGTAATAAAAGTTTTACCTGTACCAGCACATCCATACGCAACAAGATTTTGATTTTCTTTATAAGAATCAAAAAGTATTTCTTGATTCTTTGTAAGAGGTTCAATCACTCTCATTATATCTTGATTGATTGGCTTCTTGCGCTTCATTTGTCTAGCAGTCAATCCAACCCCAATTGGTTGTTCGTCTCTTCTTCTTCGTGACATATAAGTTTAAACCGGTTTTACATTAGATCCAGGAACTTTTGATGCCCGGTGAAGCACATCATTCCATCCAGGATGAGATTTTTTAAGTTTATCATAAATTTCACCCAGTTCTCCAGACGCAGGGCAAGTTGATGGGTCGGACCAATCACGATCCCAATCAGAGTTATCCTCTTTCCATTGTTCCCAGGCATGAACACTCAGAACAACTTCCTTATGTTCACCTGTAACTTTATTATAAACGGGATAAGTTGCCAAATTTAGTTCTCCATAGTATGTAAGAGTATTTATTCGAGAGTAATAGAAAGTGCATCATCACACTCAATGCAATCAATGCACTCATCAATATCAGGATTTTCCTTAAGAAAATTTTGAAAATCCTGTTCACTAAGAAGAACTTTAAATATATGACCAGTAAGATGGTCTTTTACGCACCAGATTTTCATAATTGATCAAGGAGAAAGTCGTGCTTT